CGCGAGTGTACTGAACGATAAACGCCAGGTGAGCGCGAATCTTCGCGATCACGTCGCTGGTGGTGACACTCTGGCCGTCGACCTGCCCGAACGGGGCATTGAAGGTGACCTGAGTGGATGCAATGGGCTGAGGACCGAAGGCGGCGTCAACGTCAATCCCCTCGCTCAGGGTGAGCGAGAGACGTGCAACGCTGTACTTCCGCGGACCGGCCGGGGCGAGAATATCGCCCTTGATATCGAGCACCATCGGAACGCCCAGGGTTCCATTGCCTACCACCTTACGGCGATAGGTATTGGCACCGAGGGTCCCCGGGAGGAGCACGAAAGGCCGGTCGGTCTCGGTCACGACATCCGCAAGAAGGGTCGACTGCTCGTACATGAGGACTCCGATCTATGTTAACTGGCGGTCGTTAAGACCAAGGCCAGAGCATTGCCCGCCTGCCCGGCGGATAGGGGCCATGAAAATGGGAACGATGGGAATTCTATGTCTCTGACATAGACGCTCACGTCGACATGTCCAACGAGCACTTCCGCTGTCAAGTTCGTCGTCCACGGGTTCGAAACCCAATGGACGCACCTAAGCCCGAATCGGGCCTGAAGCTTGTGGCTCCAAGTCCAATCGCTCAATTGCCAGCGTCCCCGAATGGGGGTAGCGCCAACACGAGCAAGCCGGTCTCCGACTGGTGTGAACCAGTCAAGAACGAACGAGAACGGTATAGCATTGTAGACCACTGCGAGGGGGTTGTTAAGCCCTGTCGCTGCCAACGCGGCGGCGGTGATTCCCTCCCACCCGTCTAGGCCCTCCAAGTGTGAATCCAGGCGAACGTTCGCCCGCACCTCAGAGGTCACCGACTCGAGCCGGTACGTCAGCGTATTGCTGGTACCATAGCTTCCGAGCCAGAGTGGATGCCATAGACGCAGACCAGGAAGCTCGACCACAGAAAATGGTCCAGCGCGGCGGTTCACTACCCGCCCATTCCAGGTCCGAAGTCTCTCTAGCCGCTGCCCGACCGCTTCACCTAGTGAGGTGAGCTTTTCAAGGTCGGAGATCAGCGGAGCAGCACCAAACTGCCACCAGAGAGAGTGGTCAGCGGCTTCCTTCGTCGGGTCCGGGGGCGGCGCCCCCGGATTCACTGGCTTCGAGGGATCAACCCTCCGTGGCTTTTCAGGCAGCGGCTTCCCGTTGCGCCCTATTCGGGGCGGTCGGGGAGGTTTTACCCGCTGCATGCTAAGCAATTTATGCCAGTGCTCGACGAGAGACGGAATGAGCTCCAGGGATTGCTTCGCTTCTATGGCGAAGTTCCCGAGCTCCACCTCAGCCGGAATCTGAGTCATCAGCGACGTCATCATACGATGGAGCGTCGGGTTCAGACCAGAGGCGAGGTGCTCAACTTCCCACACCAGGTCATAGAGCCAACCTGGGTGGAAGAACAGACGGTCGGACGACATGGTCCATTGTCCGTCCAGCGTCCATGAGGACGTTGGTAACGGGGCCGTCTGTGTCACCGTAGCACGTTGGTCGTAGCAGGGTGTTGCTGGGTATCGACCCTTAACAAGTCCTGCGTGAGGAGCGTCACGAAAGCGACGCCACTCCTTAGCGACCGGGTAAACGCCTGGTTGGGCGCCTCCGTACGTGCCATACGCGCCTGAGACTGTCAGATCGACGTAGTCAACGTCGAGCCTAGTCC